CGACGTACAACTCCTCCTTAGAGCGTCTATTGAGGAATTCTCCAGAAACTGTAGATTTATTTTCACCTGCAACTATAAGAATAAAATTATTGAGCCATTACATTCTCGTTGCACAGTTATTGACTTTTCAATTAATAAAAAGGACAAACCAACAATTGCCTCCCAATTCTTCTCAAGATTAAATTTTATTTTAGAAGAACAAAGAATTGATGCTGATAAAAAAGTATTAGCACAATTAATTAATAAACATTTTCCAGATTGGAGGAGAGTGTTAAATGAGTGTCAAAGATATTCAATTAGTGGTAAAATAGATACTGGAATACTTGCTGCATTTTCTGATGTTGCTGTCGATGATCTTGTTAAAAATCTTAAACAAAAAAACTTTTCTGAGGTTCGTAAATGGGTTGTTGCTAATTTAGATAATGACCCCACAGTTTTACTTAGAAGGATTTATGATTCTTTATATGATACAATGAAACCAACTAGTATTCCTGCTGCTATATTGGTAATCGCAAAGTATCAATATCAAATGGCATTCGTTGCCGATCAAGAAATAAATCTCTTAGCAGCATTAACTGAAATTATGGTGGAGTGTGATTTCAAATGAAAAAAAGAAATTTAAAAAAGATTATTCAAGATCTTAAATTACTTGTAAATGAATTAGAAAGTGAAGTATATTCTGATCTATCAGTATATGTTCATCCGTGGTATGAGCAAACTTCTAAAGATAGTCCGTCTGTAGGACCATCGGAAGATGACGATGGATATGCTGACTAATGAATATATTTGGACTTATTGGAATTTTTGTGCTATTATCAGGTATTGCATCTGGTTTTGTTGCATACTTCGCTATTATGGACTTATTAAAATGAAAAACATGTCAAAACTAAAACATCAAGTCAAATCAAACAAATATTATGTCTTCTGGGGTGCTGCTACTATAGCAGTTATCGCAGGTCAAATTTATATTGGAATTGGTTATCGTATGATGACTCAGAGTGTAAATGATCTAACTGAAGTTTTTACTATCATACAGGAACAAGAAGGTGTGAGAAGATATCCTAACGTATATTGATGTCAATTAAATCTCTCAAGACACCATTGAGATATCCTGGTGGTAAATCGAAAGCAATCAAAACACTTTCACAATGGTATCCTAAAAATATATCAGAGTATCGTGAACCTTTTATAGGTGGAGGATCGATTGCGATTGATATTACTAAATCCAATCCAGACATACTAATTTGGATTAATGATCTTTATGTTCCTTTGTATAACTTTTGGGTACAACTTAGGGATCGGGGTGAGGAATTATCTGAAAGAGTTCGTGAAGAAAAACAGAATACTCTTGATGAAGGTGATCTAGATAAGGTAACAGCAAAGGCAAAAGATCTCTTTAATAGATACAAAGAAGAGATTGATACATATGATAACTTTGAAAAGGCAGTAGCATTCTTTATCATGAATAAGTGTAGTTTCTCTGGTTTAACAGAGAACAGTACTTTTTCTAAAACAGCATCTAATTCTAATTTCTCATTAGTTGGTTCCGACAAATTAAAAGAATTTTCAAAGATAATTGAAAATTGGAAGATTACAAATATTGATTATTCAAAAGTAATGAATGCAGATGGTACTAATAATACATTTGTATTTCTTGATCCACCTTATGATATTAAAGATTTTTTATATGGTAAAAATCGTGAGATGCACAGATCATTTGATCACGATTTATTTGCAGAAAATGTTTTCAAATGCAAACATAAATTCATGATTACTTACAATTTAAACGAGAGATTAACAACTCTTTATGAAGACTATAACTTGAAAGAGTGGAAATTAAGATATTCTATGGCACATCGGGGTGATAAAGGAACTGATGAAAATGTAAAAACAGAATTGTTAATAACTAACTATAATATAAATCCGAGTAACAAATTACAGGAGATGCTCTACTAATGTCAGAATACTCAGAACATGTAAATGATTTATGGGAAGACATGGATCGTCTAAATGCAATGTATGAAGAACTCATGTGGGATAATGATGATGTGTTAGAATTTGTGGCCGATTATGAAAATAATCGAATTATTATTAAAAATAAATCTCTAAAAGATGACTGAACTTAAAGATTGGTTGAACTCTATAAATCAAACGAAGAAAAATTTGATCGATGAAGATTCCTTAATCGAAAAAGATTATCCTCCATACATAATAAATCGTTGTTTTTCAGGTCATCTTGATGCAATTATGTTTGCAAATGAGATGAATCAGTATTCTTTTTTACCAAAGAAGATGCAATATGATTTTTTTCTAAATACACTCAGAGTTAAGAAACGATTTTCTCCTTGGTTACGTAAGGATGAGATCAAAGATCTAGATTATGTAAAACGTTATTATGGTTATAGTAACGAAAAAGCAAAACAGATTCTAAAAATTCTTTCCAAAGAACAACTTAATTTTATTAAATCTAAATTTGAAACTGGAGGAAAACAATGAGTACGGTTCAAGAACCAGAAGTGAAATGGACATCGGATCAAATGATTGAGATATCATTAAATGAACCCGATGATTTTTTGAAGGTAAGAGAAACATTGACTCGAATTGGTGTAGCATCTAGAAAGGAAAAGAAGATATATCAATCATGTCATATTCTTCACAAACAAGGTAGATATTTTATAGTACACTTTAAAGAATTATTTGCATTAGATGGAAAACATGCAAATCTTACTATGAATGATGTACAAAGACGTAATCGTATTGTGCAACTTCTTGCTGATTGGGGACTTATTAGTATTAATAATGCTGGAAAAATACAAGACATAGCACCTCTAAATCAAATTAAAGTTTTGTCATATAAAGACAAAGGTGATTGGATATTAGAAACTAAGTATAATATTGGTAATAAAAAGAAAAAAGTTGAAGATAAAAATTCTGAAACAAATACTTAAACTTGATTTTTATATAATGAAAAAATTTATTTTTGATGTTGACGGAACTTTAACTCCGAGTAGAAAACAAATAGACTCAAGTTTTCAAGCTTTTATGATAAAGTTTGCTTGTACTTATCCCGTTTATCTTGTAACTGGGAGTAACCGAGAGAAAACAATTGAACAGATTGGTTTGGATTTATATAATAGATCTGAGAGAGTTTATAACTGTGCAGGAAATGATATCTATGAGAGAGATAATTTAGTATATCGTAATCCTTGGACACTTCCTAAAGAATCTAAAAACTTTTTATTGGATGAATTAGATTATAGTCAATTCCCATTGAAGACAGGTAATCATATTGAAGAAAGACCTGGTTGTATTAATTTTAGCATCCTAGGTAGAAATGCACTATTCGAAGAGAGGAAAATTTATAAAGAGTGGGATGAAATTCATAATGAAAGAATAGATATTGCACATAGATTTAACTTAGAGTTTCCTGAGTTGTATGCCTTTGTTGGTGGTGAGACAGGTGTGGATATATCTTCTAAGGGATCTGATAAAGGTCAAATTATAAGAGATTTTTCTTTTAATGATGAACTACACTTCTTTGGAGATCGCATGGATGAGAGTGGTAATGACTATCCTTTAGCAATGGCAGTACAAAAAAGGGACGGTTTTACGTACCATGTAAAGGATTGGGAGGATACCCGAACTCGACTTGAAGAGTTCTCAACACCCACTGATGGAGTGATTCATTTATAATTAGTATTGAATGCCGAAAGGGTTCACAATTTATACTCGCTTACAAAGGAGAACTATGACAAACTTAGCAAGTTATCATTCTGCTAATCTTCCAGAACTAATGAAGATTATTTCAAAGAATGGAATAGGTATGGACGATTACTTAGACCGATTTTTTAATTCTTACGAAACCACAACAAACTATCCACCTTACAATTTAATTCAGGTAAATAATGTTGAGTCTATGCTTGAGATTGCTCTTGCAGGATTCACTAAAAAAGAACTTAAAGTTTATACTGAATATGGAAAACTTATCGTTGAAGGACAAAAAGAAACTAAGGAGACAGAATCCGAGTATGTCCATCAGGGACTGGCTCAAAGATCTTTCTCAAGAGCATGGACACTCTCAGATGATGTTGAAGTCAGGGATGTCTCATTTAAAGATGGACTTCTTACCGTCAAATTGGGTAAGATAGTACCAGACCATCATGCTCGTAAGGACTACCTCTAAATATAATTGAGTTCGAGATGGAACTTAGGGATCTTGACGATCCCTTTTTTTATGGTATAATATAAGAGTCAGAGAAATACTGACTGCGGTGATCCCCTTTGGTAGGTTCAGGATTAGCGGCGATAGGAATCTACCATAAAAAATTAAGGAAATCAAATGGAAAAGAATATACAGTGTATTTGTTTTTTAAATGGGATTGTGTTGATTTCTGAAGTGGTTGAAATTATGAGTGATTTAGGTCAACCAGATTGCAAATTAATTAATCCATTTAAAGTTAAGAAACTTGATAATGAAGAATTTATTTTAGAACCATGGTTAGATTGCACTAATCAAAATGAAATCATGCTCAGATCATCAGACACACTAACATTTGTTGAACCCAAAGGTCAAATACGTGATAAGTATGTTGAGATGACTTCGTAATGCGATTCTATACAAACGTCCAAATGGTTGGTGATAACTTTTTAGTTCGTGGTTATGAAAATGGAAGACATTTTATGACTCGTGAAAAGTTTTATCCAACTCTTTTTGTTTCATCAAAAAAGGAAAGTGAGTTTAAAACACTTGATAATGAATATGTTAAACCAATTAAACCTGGCACAATTAGGGAGTGTCGTGAATTTTATAAAAAGTATGATGAGATAGAAAACTTTAAAATATATGGTAATGATAGATATATCTACCAATATATTTCAGAGATGTATCCAGAACCAGAAGTTAAGTTTGATATTAGTAAGATTAAATTAACCACTCTTGATATTGAGGTTAAGTCTGAGAATGGATTTCCTGATGTAGAATCTGCATCTCAGGAGATATTGTTAATATCAATACAAGATTATACAACAAAAGTAATTCGAACATGGGGGCAAGGGAGTTTTAATAATAAACAAGATAATGTTATCTACAAAAAATTTGATAGTGAATATGAATTACTAAGAGATTTTATAAACTGGTGGATGATTGAGGATAATACACCAGAAGTTGTAACTGGTTGGAATATTGAGCTGTATGATATTCCATACTTAACTAGAAGACTTGATCAAGTGCTTGGTGAAAAATTAAAAAGAAGATTATCACCGTGGGGATTAGTTACTGAAAATGAAATTTATATTGCAGGTCGTAAGAATATTGCATATGACGTTGGTGGAATCACTCAACTTGATTACTTAAATCTTTACAAGAAGTTTACTTATAAGGCACAGGAATCTTACCGTTTGGATTATATTGCTAGTGTGGAATTGGGGCAGAAGAAGTTAGATCACAGTGAGTTTGATACATTCAAAGATTTTTATACAAATGGTTGGCAAAAGTTTGTAGAGTATAACATCATTGACGTAGAACTAGTTGATCGTCTAGAAGACAAGATGAAGTTAATTGAGCTTGCAATTGTTATGGCATATGATGCCAAGGCAAACTACGCTGATGTTTTTTCTCAGGTTCGCATGTGGGATACTATCATTTACAATTATCTTAAGAAAAGAAATATTGTTATACCTCCAAAGGAGAGATCAAGTAAATCTGAAAAGTATGCAGGTGCATATGTAAAAGAACCAATACCAGGTAAGTATGATTGGGTGATCAGTTTTGACCTTAATAGTCTTTATCCTCACCTTATCATGCAATACAATATTTCCCCAGAGACATTACTTGAACAAAGACATCCATCTGTTACGGTTGATAAAATTCTTAATGAGAACACTACATTTGAAATGTATAAGGATAGTGCTGTATGTGCAAATGGTGCAATGTATCGTAAAGATGTAAGAGGATTTTTACCGGAGTTGATGGAGAAGATCTATAAGGATCGAACCATATACAAAAAGAAGATGTTGGAGGCAAAGCAGCAGTATGAAAAAACAAAAACGAAAACATTGGAAAAGGAGATCGCAAGGTGCAATAATATCCAAATGGCACGGAAGATCCAACTTAACTCTGCTTATGGTGCTATTGGTAATCAATACTTTCGTTATTACAAACTTGCGAACGCAGAGGCCATCACTCTATCTGGACAGGTATCAATCAGATGGATTGAGAACAAAATGAATGCGTATTTAAATAAAATTCTTAAAACTGAGGACACTGATTATGTCATTGCTAGTGATACTGATTCTATCTACCTTAACCTTGGTCCTTTGGTGGATGTTGTCTTTAAAGATAAAGAAAAACATCCTGAAAAAATTGTCTCGTTTCTTGATACAATTTGTGAGGAGAAATTTGAACCCTTCATCGATAACTCATACAAAATATTAGCAAACTATGTAAATGCTTATGATCAAAAAATGTTCATGAAAAGAGAGAACATTGCAGAACGTGGTATATGGACAGCAAAGAAAAGATATATTCTCAATGTATGGAATAGTGAGGGTGTTCAATATGATGAACCTAAATTAAAGATGATGGGTATTGAAGCGGTTAAATCTTCTACACCTGCACCTTGTCGCACAATGATTAAGAATGGACTTAAACTAATGATGAATGGTACCGAGGAACAGGTAATTACATTTATTGATGATTGTCGTACAAAGTTTAGAGCACTTCCTCCAGAAGAAATTGCATTTCCTCGTACAGCATCTAATGTACAAAAGTATAAGGCATCGTCCACAATCTATGCAAAGGGAACTCCAATACATGTTAGAGGTGCGTTACTCTTTAATCATTATGTTAAACAAAAAAACTTGACTAATAAATATTCACTTATTAGTAATGGTGAAAAGGTAAAGTTTATTTACTTAAAAAAACCAAATATCATACAAGAAAATGTAGTATCTTTTATTCAAGACTTTCCACATGAACTTGGACTTGACAAATATATAGATTATGAACTACAATTTGAGAAGAGTTTCGTCGAACCACTCAAGGCAATACTTGATGCAATTGGATGGAATGTGGAAAAAACAGTAAACCTTGAATTATTTTTTACATAATGGAATTACCAATTGATAATGAAGAATTAAAAGAATTGATGAATGTATTGAACGAATCAAATCATCCAGATGCAATGAAAAGACAATTTCGTAATGATTTGCATAGAAAGTTGAGGATTACTAAATTCCTGATGGAAGAAGGATTACCTTATAAAAAAATATTAAGAGAAGTATTTGATATCGTAGCATAGTATGGATTTTTTAAAAGAAATAGTTAAAGAGATTGGTGATGAGTACACCCAAATTGCAGCAGACATAGATGAAACAGAAAGATTCATCGACACAGGATCACACATCTTTAATGCAGTGGTTAGCGGTTCCATTCATGGTGGCGTTTCTAGTAATAAGATCACTGCCATTGCTGGTGAAACTAGTACTGGTAAAACTTATTTTGCCCTTGCTGTTGTCAAGAACTTTCTGGACACTAACCCTGATGGGTATTGCCTCTATTTTGATACTGAAGCTGCAATCACCAAGGGATTACTTACATCTCGTGGAATTGATCAAAACAGACTTGTTGTTGTCAATGTCGTTACTATAGAAGAGTTTCGAAGTAAAGCACTTCGTGCAGTAGATATATACCTTAAGACAGATGAAGATGATCGCAAACCTTGTATGTTTGTGTTAGACTCTTTAGGTATGCTCTCTACCGAAAAAGAAATTAGAGATGCATTGGATGATAAACAAGTTCGTGACATGACCAAATCACAACTTGTCAAGGGAGCATTTC